TATACCTGTTGAAAGTGCATAAGTTTCTGACACTCCATTTGAAGTGACACTTACTATCATTCTTCCTTTGTCTACTCTTTCGTTAGATAATACAAACTTTGGATTTGCAAATTGATTATCAAAGATAAATGAATCACTTGCATATGTTCCTTGAACAATCTCTACGTTATTATAGTTGTATGAAGTTCCGTTTTGTGTTGGTCTTTTAGTAGAAGTCACTACAAAGTTATAAGAACTTCCGTCATACACTGTCACAAAATTTGTTCCACGTGGAAGTTGCATTTCTGTAGTTGTTGGTGAAGTTCCGTCTGCATTCCTTACGTTCTTCATTTCTAAATTTATGAATGCACTTGAACATGATTCTGACGCAGGAACGAACCCCAAATCTTTTGCACGGGATACAACATTCTTTCTGATTTGTGCAGAATCTAAAAATAATTCTGAAGCTGCAATGTTGGTATTGATAGCACCAATATGAGATGCATATGCAAGAAGGTCGACAAGAACTGACATACTTGAACCTTCAAAGTTGTAATCCTTGAATTGTTCTTGACCTTTAAGATAATTCTTAAGGTTATCTGCAATGTTATCGAAATCTAAATCGGTTATGTTTAAGTTTGAACTTTTTACTGCCATTATCGTGTCCTTGAAACTGTTATTTCAACCTCTTGTTGTGGAGCTCCATTTTTAATATTATAAAATATCATGATATCTAATTGATTTGAATCTTCGTCACCAAATACAATATCAACATTCTCTACACGAGGTTCTAATTGTTCTATTTCTTTTGCAAGATTCCTTCTCATTCTGTTTAGTTGTCTATCAGTATTTAATTCAAACAATTTGTTTCTGATTGAACCACCAAAGTTTGGTTTAAAAGGTCTTTCATATTTGTTGGTCATGACTATGTTTCTAACAGACCTTTTGATTGCGTCTGTATCAGTCTTTCTGACTATATCACCAGTGATTGGGTGTTTACGAAAGAAGATATCTAAATCTGCATAGATATCTTTCGTTGCAACTGTCTTTCCGTTATTTACTAAGTCTACCATATATCTATTTATACAAACTAATCAGGTTTCTTTGTCTTTCCAGCAGAAGAACCTGAGGCAATTGTATGTGTATGTGTTGAAAGTTTGACACCCTTACCTTTAACTTCTCCACTTGCAGTAATACTACTTGAATTTGTCTGTTTACCAGTGACATCTAATGTCGATTGTAAAGTGGTTGCGTCTGACACTGTAAGTGTTCCAGTAATTGTTGTGTCTGATATAATTTCTGTTGTGTTATTACCAGTGATTGTAATCTTACCTTCTGATAATACGTCTGTTGTTCCTTTGAGGATATCTGCTTTTAGATTTCCTTCTGTAATCTCTGAAGTGACATTACCCTTTAACACTTTCATATCTACATTACCAGTGTTAACATTGATTGTCACGTTTCCTTTTTCTACTGTTAAGTCTGCATTACCAGCTATATAAATCTTATCGTCCTTTGCAACTATCTGATAATTATCATTTACGATTCGTTGCACTACACTTCCATCAGGGTGAACTTCCTGAAACGTTCCTGACCTATGATAAGTTGAAAGTCTTTCTTTACCAAGTGTATCGTCCACTTCTATGACATGACCTGACTCTGATTGATACACTTTGTTATATGGATATACTGGTTCTGCAACTGAGTCGGGGAAAGTGTGTCCTTCTATCTCAATCTTTTTATCTAATACAGAATCACCACGTGCAAGACTTGACACATCTGAGTCATTGGTGTATAATGGATAGTAGGGAAGCATATCTTCAGTAATCTCTCCCTCTGTAATAGTTGAACCTGTTGCATCATAATTAATTGTTATTTCTTTTGGTGACTTAGGTTGTGTATCGATTGCACTTGTTAGACCATGAGGTCGTCTTGAATCTTGTTCGGGATTAGGTGCATCAGGTGTCCCTTCATAATCTGCAACTGTTAATCTACGTGGGTCATTGAAACCTTTATCAACACCTCTTAATAATTCATTTCCGAATGCATCAACTTTATAACCAGTTTGTGGTATACCAGTTGAAACACCGAATATGATTGGGTCTTGCATTGCAGTGTCCCTAAAATATCCAAAGACTGTTGAACCTTCTACTAGACCATGTTGCATTCCAATACCTGAAAGACCAGCAGAAGTTGTAGGAAGTAATACTTGAGCCCATGGTAAATCGGGTGTTGATAAGTTTAATTTATTATCTGTATGAATCCCATGTATACGAACACGAACCCTTCCTATCTTTAGAGGGTCGTTTCTATCTTCTACGATTCCAAAAAAATGTTTCATTATACTTCTTCCGCAGGTTCTACTTCTTGTAATGGTTTTACGTCTGCAATCTTAGCTGCAAAACTTTCTTTAACACATTCTAAATACATTTCACCTTCTTTCGAAGGAATACTCATAGCTATAGATAAATCAGTAATCAGATATCTCCCGTCATTTAATTTGTCTTCTTTATTTGTTGGTTCGGGTTGTGGTATTTCTAATTGAATGACATTACCCACTGTTAAATCTGTTCTCATAGGGATAGTCACAACAATTTTATTTTGTTGTAGTATTTCTAGTAATGCAGTTCTTTCTAATCTTGCATTATCAACTGACTTATAACCTTGGAACACTTCGTCATTCCCTAGTGTATCTTCATTGTCAAATAAGTGTGAACTTGTAAAATCATATCTTACATTACTATCGTATGATTCGTTGGGTGGAAAGTCAATATCTATTTCTGTCACAGCAGGTGATATCATAGGGTCGATTTGATTTTCAAGTGTTAATGACCTTTCCATTTCACCTGTTCTTATTAGAGGGAATCCTGATAAATGTTTACCACGTTCCATTGTCTTCTCTAAATCATATACAAACTCAACCTCTTGTTTTCTGATTGGGTCATATGTTTTCTGCATAGAAGAATATGCACCTTTAGCTGTTCCTCTAAGTGTATCAAACTGTTGTGGTATGTAAAATGATTTAATCATAGAGTTTAAACCACCCTTTGCATTCAAATCTAATTGTGAAGTTTCTTCTGCACTTCTTGGTCTATATGAAAAAGGAACTGGGAACTCACGTTTTAACATAGTGTCAATTGAACTGAATCTAAATCCACCATTAAGTGTTTGAAAGAAGAACATACCATTCTTCCATTCTGCCTTTTCACCAATGTTTGCTTCGTTAACTACATAATCAATAAACTTTGAAACAGTCCAGTTAGGACATATGAATTGTAGATTCTTTGGTTCTGTTTCTTCAAACCAATCAAACTCTTGTGGTTTGATATTTGCTTCTTCAATTAATGCAGACTGCAACATTTCTTCATATGAACCTCTGAACATTTTACTTAAACGTTTCTTTCTACAGAAAAACATTCTTGGGTCACAAAATCTAAGTTGAAATAATTGTGAGGCTTCTTTTGGTCTTTTGATATTTTCAACTTTATAGATTCTAAAGGTTTTATCGATTGTGAATTTCTTATCGGGTTCTTGACCAATACCCTCTTTTTGTGCAACTGAAATACGAATGAATTCCTGACCAGTAAATTTATAGTTTCCTAATATGTTCAATCCGTCTAAAACATTTACATGACCAGTTGTAAATTTATTATAGATTGATTCAAATAACTTAACCCCTATTGCAAGGTCTGTTATATCAACTGACTCATCTTCTTGGTTGACAATTGCAAGTGATTCAACACTAAACTCACCAGCTTTATAATTACCTTGTGACATTATTATGCACTCATTACTCTATTGAATTCTCTAACAACCCTTCTTATGTATTGTGGTTTAATGTATTTGATTTTTCTCTTCTCTTCATTTTTTTCCCACTCATCATCATATATTGTTTTCTCAAACATACCATTTACAAAGACGTTTGACTTATGATTACCGTTATAATAATATGCAGTTCCATCTAACTTTCTAATTGCATCTTTAATAGTTAGTAAGTGACCACTTATATCACCAGTGACTTGTTCACCACCTCTGAATTCTCCACCCTCTATACCTATTCTTGCAAAGTTGGGTTGCACTTCATTTACTACACCTTCGATTGTGACACCATTTCTTAAACACGAAACAGTTTCACCCAATAAAAACTTATTACTTGCACCTACGATATCTGTTTTGTTGTATGCAGTTAGATACTGACCTGAATAATACTTGTTGAGATATTGTTCAAACTCTGAATTACTTTTCCACCATTCATAATAGTTATTCCAGTTATTGACCAAGAAGAACGTCCAGTGTAAATCACTGTCACTATAAAGTTTTGAAGCAACTACATCAGGTCTATCTCCTTCCATTAACTCTAAGTATTCATAATCAATAATGTCATTTACTGCAGATTGTTCTATCTTAGATTTCCTAAAGAAATCTTTTATGGTAATTACTTTACCACTATCTAAAGTGTATTGAATGTCGGGAAAGTTTTTAAATAGTTGTGTAGCCATTATCCATTACCTCCACCACCAGTTTGTCTAGGTGGTCTTAATTGATTTTTTGGATTTCTAGTGACCACTTTCTTTGTTCTAGTTTTTTTCCTTCCAGTCCAAGATGTATATTGTTCTGTTTCATATGTAGTATCATATGAAGAAGTTCCTAATGCAAGTGAATCGACACCACCACCAATTGAATCACGTAGTTTCCACTCACCGTCTTTGTCTGTAGTTTTTGAGATTTGTTGATAAGTTTCTTGTGTAATAACTTTAACTTCAGTAAAC